CACCTTCTATAACATGGGAAGAGGAGACTCCTAGTTTATATGAATCACTTGATAGAATTAATGCAATATTAGCTACATTTGGAATTGGAACACCTACAGATTTTCAATTATTAAATTACCAGGATAATGGTAAAGCTAGCTTTAGCGGCCCTTATCAATGGAAAAATTTAAATGACAGATCATGCACATGGAATAATGCATACCACTTATGGTGGGATATGACATCTACATCTGGGGATACACCTGCATTTTTTCAGTTCAGTGAAATAAAACCTAATACATATTTAAAGATTGTTGATAAAGACGGTGTTACAGGAACTCATTTCTTTGATGCTGCAACCGTTACATTAGGAGATGCTGTTAGTCAGCTTAATGTTAGCACTAATCCTATTATTAATAAATACGTTTATAACTTAGTATTAAATTCTGCTAATAGTGAAATGTTTGTACAGGCAGTATCTAGATATTTTGGAAAGCATGGAGATTTTCAATCAGTAGATATAGTAGATGTAAATGGAATTAGAATTTGCGCAACAGGTACTGGTAATAGTACTGATTATTTTGGGGGGCCAATAGAACTAACTAATCTTTACCCACCGTTTGAAAAAGCATTACCAATAAATGGAATGACACTAGTTTCGGTTGGTGCAATAAGTGGAGCACCAGCTGTTAAATCTAATTTTGTAGAAAAAGTTGCAAGATGTATTGAAATGATATTAGACCCAAGTGCCACTGGAATAATATATGATAAGCAAGCCGCCGTATTACAATCAATGCAATCATTAAAAACTATTCAGAAGATTGGATTTATTGGTATGGGTTCGTATACTCCTGCTTTAGATACTTTACCAGGATGGGACCAAACTAGTGATGATAATGCAAATGTTGATTTTATTTGGCAAGATGACAGTCTTACTCCACAGGCACAAATTACAGAGGTATTAGAACATTTACTCCATACTATAACAACATTTGGTTTACCTGGTGCATATCCAAATGTATTTAATCAAACATCACCATCTGGCCCAACATATGCTGCAATGTCTGAAGCAATTAATAATGGTGTGTTTGATACATCAGGATATTCACAACAGCCTGGCCAAACATTAGGTGAATTTAGAGCTTTATTAATGAGAGAATATTTATACTTATTAATATATGCTGAATGGAATCTTATTACCACGTATATAAGTGGTGGGACACTATCACCTGAATGGACTGCAAATAATCCTTCTGATGTTGCAACTAACAACCCATTAGGCCATGCACTATATACTAATTTTATAAGTAAATTATTAGTAAAACCTGATACTACTGTATTAGATTCAATATTTGCATTACCAAGTAACTTATCAGGTTATGTACCTTTTGAAATAGACCCATCGGGCGGGAACGTAGATTGTTTAAGTATAATTTACCGATCTAGCCAAAGTATAACTAGCAATCCTACTTGGGGAACTGCTAAATTTATTAATGATGGTAAAGTATTACCACCGATGACATGGGCTATGTTTGTCTATGATAAATGTAGAATAGTTGGCAAAGATGCTCCTAAGTGGATCATATCTAATACTACTAACTCATCAGTGGCTGATATATATTTTGAAAGCAAGTATCTAACATATCTTTTTAAAGACCCAGGAAAGTATATGATTTCATTAGAACTTACAGATACGAATGGGAATAAATATAAAAAAGATAGAAATATCTTAAATATAAAAGAGATTGAAAGATCTCAACAAATTTAAAACAAATAAAACAAAATGGCAATCAGCGTAACAGAAATTTTAGGAACCGATTCCTTATCCGGATCAAGGTTAGTTATTAATGATAACTTTAATGTTCTTGCTAGTGAGATTAATGCAATGGAGGTATATTTTGCCCCTGCTGCAGGTACACTTACTAATCTAAATAATCTTTCATCTGAAGCATTAAGAGTTGGTTTAAGTACTATACTACTTGACATTAATGCTAGTACTTTTGATATTCTAACGAATGTTAAGATGACAGGTAATTTAAATATGTCAGGTGGTGGTGTATTTAGAAATGATACAAACCCAACACCTCTTAATGATACTACAGCAGGTGCAGGTATGGCGATTAATGTTGGAACTAGTACAGCAATACCACCTTTCACAATGAATAGGTGTGGAAATACTGATATTACAAACCCTTTATCATTATCATTATACCAAGGAAGTATAGGACAAGAAATATTCTTTATTTGCACTGAAGGTAGTGGTACTGTTAATATAGCTTCACCAACAGGTTTAAACTATATAGTAACTACTGGTGCAACTAATACTATTACTTTAGATGAGGTAGGCGAAAGTGTACATCTTTTAGCTATTGATAATGGATCAGGCATTCCAGTCTGGTTTATAGTCGGTGGAGAAGGGTATACATTATCATAATAATTAAAGAAAGAAACTATACATGGCAACAACGCCCTTAATCAGAACTCCACAAGCAGATGGGGGATCGTTTTATACGTTCTCTTCTTCTGCTAAAGACTTATCTAGAACTCTTAATAATGACGAGCTTAAATTAGTCTTTTCTAAGTTTGTGCTTCTTAATCTTCCAGATATGGATAGATTAGATCCAACAACATTTAGCCAATACCAAAACTATATGCAGTTTGATACTATAGATGGTGCAATTTGGAGCGGTGGATTAAAAGGTGATCCTAATGTTAACTTTACTGAGAGTCTTCAAAATTACGCGCTGAATTTAGAAGAACTCATTATTAGCGACTCATCATATGATAATACTACAAATTTAACTGTTACTGAGAGAGTATTTTTTAAATGGTTAAAAGAAACTGGTGCAATGAGGTTTAGAGAAGCCACACCACTAGAAAAAGCCAACGGTATTACTACACCGAGATTTGTCGAGGAGGATGAGGTAACGTCTGGAACTAGACAGTATAGAAGGGTTGTTAGATATATTGGTGAAATTGATATTGTAAATAATGTAGATAAAGCCGGAGAAGCTTATACAGAATTATATATTAATGTACCGACAGAAGTGGGTAGAACACCTACAATCCTCTTTGATTCAGTATCTGATAATAACTATCAACCATCATTAAAAATACAAGGTACAAGCGAGTATATAATGGGTAGAAATACAGCAACAGTCCACCCACAAGGTTTAGATATTTTAGCTTGGTATGATTATGATCAACCATTACAAGGTGCAGGGCCTGCAGGTTATACGGACCCAGATGCTAATTGGATGGACGAGGCTACACCACCAAATACGGTTGATTCATATTTTACAGAACCTAATACATTTACTAGCGTTCTTAATGCAAATATTAGAAAATATCCAGCTGATTATAATAACCCGTCAGGGTTTTCTGGTTCAGCATATGTAAGGAGTGAGTTAGATGGAATTAGTGTAGATTTTAATCCTAATGATTATGAGCAAATTGTAAAGGATGCTACGATAAGTACAATACCACAATTTAATGGGACTGATTTAGCTGAATCTTTTGAATTTAATGCAGTAGCTGTTTATTATGATATGGTGGACTTAAGTGATTCATCTAAAACAAAAACTAATTTATACGGTATTTTATTATTAGATAATGTGACACCAACTACCGACGGTGGATATATTCAAAGATACCCAAAATATAAACCTAATTTAGTAACTGGGCAAAATGGTAATAGCTATGGATTTAAAATAAATTTAAGATTTGATGCTTCTCCTGGTAGTGCAGGTATTGATACAATTGTAAATGATTACAATACTTTTTCAATGGGGCTATTTTCAGATGCATCTGCTCAACTTCAAGCGTCTGCTCAAATTTTCCAAACACAACAAGTAGAATTAACTGATATACAGACTAGATTAAATGCAGTTGAAAATACATTAAATTCAGTTAGTACATCTGCTTTTTTACAATCACAAATTAATAATTTACAAATACAAATTGATAATGCATCATTGGCATTTGCAAGTAGTACTACCTTATTAGATTTAATTGCTAAAAATTCCGATGAAATTCAGGCATTAGCTAATGGAGACGTTTCCCAAACTTTACAATATAATACTGATGTGGTTAGACAAGGTGAAGGTATAGCAGTAAATACTAATACTCCTAACCAAATTCAAATATCAAATAATGTCCAAGCATATAACTTTATGGTTCCTTTTGATAGCAGCGATGTTCAAATTACAACAGCAGCTCCACTGAATCTTAATGTTGTTAACCCAGAGGTATTTACAACACTAGGAACATATACTAATATGCTAAGATTAGATACGATTAATCAAGCAAATGGCGATCTTTCTATTTATATTGATGATACCGCTGTTCAATGGAGAACAGGACAAACTATTAGATTAACATTTAATAATGTTCCGCTTTTAGGATCAAGAGATATAAAAATATACACTGATGCACCAAGCAGACTTAATAATGGATCGTTTGGTAAATTAGCAGCGACAATACCTAATTCACAAATAAGCTCTTTACCTATTATTGATTTAATTTGTACAGAGAGAGGTGTATTAACATTTGTATATGATTGTATCAAATAAATATAAAAAGTAAAAATAGATAATGGCTGAAAATAATTCAATACAAACTTTGCTACCGGAGTTACTTAGACTTTTTAATAACTCTTTGGAGGGCTTTGAGAAAGTTAATCAAGCAATTACATCAAGCCGAGATTCAGTAACTGTTAATATACAGAATAATGATGGTACTAACTCTAGGATTACTATTCCTAGTTTTGGATTTCTAAAAAATTCTGTTGATAGGTTAAATACCAATATTAATACAATTACTAATTTTAATGATGGAAATAGTTCAATAAGATTAGCTGATGGAACCTTTAGGAAATTAGTTTTAGCAAAATTACCAACTGAAGCACAAGACTTGACATCATTAAATTCTATTAATGAGTTCGATGTTAAGCCTAATTGGTTTTTTGAAGAATTAATTAATCCTTTATTATATGTAGCATTTGATATTACAGGCCAAGCTCCTATTGATACTGAGCGCGCCATTGTACAGAGATATATTTTAGATACTAATAGTCAAAGTAAAATTAATTTCTTTGAAAATCAATATAATGGAAATGCTAATATAGATTATAATACTTTTTTACAAGAAATAGTAGAGAAAAATATTTCTTATGTATTAGATGAAGCTGTTGTTGATTTACCACCAAGAGATAAGAGATATTCTGGTAAGTTTAGTGTTATAAGAATAGGAGAGGAAAGCGTTACTGAAACAGTTAACGGTGTAGAACAAACAACTGTTCAAAAACTATACAAACTTAATAAAATATTTTATACTGATTCTGAGGCGGATTTTGCAGATACTGTTCAACTAAAGGTAGGTGATAGTTTAGAAGTAGTATCTACACCTATTGATACAAGATATACTGTTACTCAAATTGATTCTAGTACTAATTCAGTTACTGTAAGATTACAAGAAGGCCAAAGAACTATAAGTATTGGTGCTGATGTTTTAAAAATAGGATCTTCTTTAAGTGATACATTAGAGGTTGACGTCACTGTAGGATTTAATGAAAGATGTATAACATTTATTAAACCAATAGATCCAGATTCTAAAATACCAGCAGTTAATTGGTCTCCTGGTAGTGGATTTTACACAAATTCTTTGTCAACTATTAATTCTGCTGGAGAAGCGCAAACCCTAGCTGATTATTATCAACAAAATGCAGTTGATTTTGGAAGGTATCTATTATCATTTGCACAAGATAAGATGCCAACGAGTAGAGAAGGTGTTACACCAAATGCTCCAGTATTATCACCAGATGATTTTACTGTATCTTTAATTAATGGCCAAGTAAGTAATTCAGATGCTATTGTTCAACTTAAAGATTTAAATAATCAAAAAAATACTATTCAATCTACACTATCAGAATTAGATGTAGCAATTGGACAGAGCAGAACTAAAATACAGACAACTAATTATACAACTGAAGTAGAGCGAGATGCAGATAGAAACGCATTACAAGGGTTAATTACTGAAAGAGCTGCATCGGCAAAACTATATGCATCTGTTGTAACTGAAATTAATTCTTTTGCTTCAGATAATTCAGTAAGTAGTATAACACCTAAGTATAGAGTAAGAGGTTTTTGGTCAATGCCTGAAGAAAAATCTACACCTGCAACTGGGGTACAGGATATTATAAAATTTAAATACCGTTATAGATATCTTTCGTCTGACGGTGCCGCTAATCCAGTTAATCAATTTACATATACTGATGGGAGTGGTACTAGCCAAGGTGCATTTTCTAATTATGTAATAGTAGATAGTGTATTAAGACCTAGAACAAAAAATTCTATAACAGGATTATATGAATGGTCTCCAATAGATGATGATAATGCTGATTCGGTAAATATAAATCAATTAGATATTCCTATTAGGAAAGGAGAACAGGTTGAAATACAAGTAAAATCTATATCTGAGGCAGGTTGGCCATCCAATCCACTAGAAAGTGAATATAGCACAGCAATAAGAGTAGAATTTCCTGCTGATCTAAGTTCTGATAGTGCAATAGAATCAATACTTGCCCAAAATCAAGAAGATTTGGCATTAGTGGCATTAAATGAAAATTTAGAATCTATTGGATTACCAACCCATTTAAGCAGTTCTTTTACTGCAAACGAAACTTATTTTGCACACTCATCTCCTGTAATTGCATCAGGATTTTTATCAGAAAATCAAACACCCATTGATCTTTTTACAAAATTAACAGAAATGCAAAATCAATTAGATTTATTTTCTGAAATATTAAGCTCTGCACAAGGTGAATTAAAAACAACATTAGTTGATGATACTGGTAATACATTTAATTTAAGACGAAATGCTACTACTAAAATATTTGCAGGATTTTATGGACAAGAAGTTAAAAGCTTAGATGATCCAAGAGGAGCTGTTGTTTCCAAAACTTATTTTATTAATATTGCAAATGAATCTCAAACTGCTTTACAATTATTAGCTAGAGTTACAGGTAATAGAAGTAGGATGGTAAAACAATCAGAAAATCCTGCTGACTATAGTGCTACTGGTGCTCCGGGCGTAGGTACTCTTATAAATGGATCTACTATTCTACCGGCAACATATTCATGGTTAGATAATAGCCAAGCCAATCAGTCTAATAATAGAGCAACATTTAGAGCTGATGATACAGATTACAACACAGTTAGAAAATATGATTTAACTCCTATTATCTTAACTAACCCAGATGTGACTGCGAGTACCCAGTATGAACAAACTGTTTCAATACCACCATTCCAGTCTACACAAAATAAAAATCAATTTATTTATAGTAGATATTCTGATGTATCAGCCGAAGGTGATTTTTATAGTTATGTTAACCCAGCATCAGATTATACTTTTAATTTAGATACTGTAGAAAACTTTTATAATGCAGCAAGTAACTCTGGTTCAGGAAATCCTACTACTGAATTTATTTGGGGTGGTGGTTTTTTACCATCAGGTTTACCAACAACGTCTACATCTTATCCAGTAAATGATGATGTGGTACAAGTTTCAATCGCCCATCCATACTTAGTAAATTATACTGCATACAGAGAAGCTTATGAATCTTTTACTGGCGATACTAATACTTTACCTGCAACGGTTCCAGCAGGTGGGCTAGATTGTAGTGCAGGAGGTAATGGTACAGGTAGTGTATTATTTAGACAATCAAAATTTTCACCGTTAAAGATAGATCAACCTTACGGTAAGCAACAAGCAATTTATTTAAATGAAAATGTTACTGATTTATATAATTTAGCAACTGGGTCTGGTGGTGTTTCACAATTAACAGTTCCGTTTGATAGTGGACAAAACTTACAAGCTAGCCCTTCAATTACAACACCTGCTTTAGCTAATCTTTGGGATGTATCTGCTGCGGGTTATATTACTGGTGGTTATGCTAGGAATGCTAAAACTTCATTTGAAGGTTTTGATCAATATACATTAGGAAAACAGAGCTGTGGGTCTTACTTATTTATATCTTCAGATAATCATTTAAATATCCAAGTAGATGGAGATTCTATACAATCTAGAGAAATTGTGCAATTCGGACAGCAAAATGCAATTAGTATTCCTCTAGTGTTTCAATATAGAATGACTGATTATTTTGGTACGGTTTCAGGTAGCGGTTTAGGTAATGTTGGTGGAGATTCAACTGGATCTACTGTTAATCTTACTTATGCAAAAAGAATAGGATTTGATTTACTACCTAATAATTCAGATGTTATACAATTTGATATTGAAGTTAGTGCAAAATATAGATCTGATAGGTTGACTTTAGATGTATTCCCTAAAGCAACAGTAACCAAAGGATTAAATGATTTAGAGAAGGTTGTTGCAGGACTAAGACCATCAATAACACAAACCACAGTATCTGGCGGTGGTGGCGGTGGTGGCGGTGGTCGTGGCACTCAAACTTTTATTGGTACAGCTAACTTATAAATTTAACCATGTCTTTTAGTGAATATATAAAAAAAGTGAAAGATAAATGGCTGAAAACTTATTCGATAAAGCATCATACAGTTTAGTTAGAACTAATCCTAAATTGACTGCTAATGTAAAGGTTGTGTCTGATGGCACAGATATTTACCTAGAATCTTTTAGTGCAAATACAAGACTATCTTCACAAAAATTTAAAGCATTTAAAGTTGATGGTACTAGTACCTATGATCAAGATGTTTTTAGATTTTTTGATTTTGGTAAATTTCCTATTGAGGCTGCATATGAAATATTTCAAGAATATGAAGATACTTCAGTTTTATCTAAGTATGGTAATCAATATGAAATGTTTTACTGTGCAGGGACTAGATCTGTAGCATCTACTAGTTATCCGCAAAGTTTAGGTACTCTTGCCCCGTTATGGTTAAATGAACAAATTCCAAACTATTTCGTAGTTTTTAGATTAGATAACCCAGCAGCAGTTAATAATTTTAGAGCTCCTAGTCAAAATGAAAATACTGCAAGTGCACAAACTTCAGTTGATTTTAATAAAAATGTTTTAGAGAATTGTACTGCAATTAAAACTTTTGATTTAACAGAAGGAACTGTACTAGGTTCTTATATTAGAAATTATAGAAACCAAGAAAACTTTCCAGAAGTTCCTCTTAATATGACATGGAGAAAAGATGAACCTATTTTATGGAATGGTATATCTTACAAGAGTGGTGGATTTACAAGTTCTGGTAACTTTGCGTATAAAGATATGGTGGTTAAAGATTCTACTATTATGCAAGATGAGTATCTATTTACACAGGGTTTTCAGAATAATGGTATTATCTTAGCTAACTTATTAAATATGGAATTTTTGTTTGATGATCCTACTGCTGATGATTATTCTATTAATAGATATTTTGGTATGTATGTTAATGATATTGAAGAAGGAAAGTTTGATATATCGGGAGAAGCATTTTATAAAGGAACATCAACAGAAAAAACCCAACAGCCTGTAATAACAAGCATAACCGAAGTTTCCCAATTTTTAAATACACCATTGGAGCTAACAAATAAAAATGGCATATTACTATATTTAGATCCTTTAAAAACTGAAACAATTACAGGCTTGCCCACACCGCAAAGAGTTGATGAAGTAGAATCTATTTTTTATGTTAAAGATAAAGAAGATGACTTTCACACAATTAAAAAAGGATCTACATGGAATAAGGATCAAATAAGATTATTTGATACAAAAGTAGACATATCTTTATTTACTGGATATAAAGACCCGGATACATTTGCAAATGCAAGTATCCTAAACAGAGCCGGGATTTCCCAAATGTATATTAAAGTATTAGATAATGTTGAAGAAGGAAGTAAGATATCATTTTATGATGGGGTTAATTTTACTGGAGAGATATTTGCAGATAGCACAATGGCCACTATTCCCGGTAAATCTTTTGAAAGATTTTTTAATCCTAACGGAACATTACAGGAAGTTACTCAATCGATAACATCAGCTATTAATAAAGGAATAAATGAAAATGATAGATTTTTTGTAGCATCCTATAATGATACAACAGTTTATGTAAAATCAAGGTTTAGTGGAACTAGATTTAATCGGTTAAATTTTAAGATGGATATTTCATTTCCAGAACAATTTCAACAATTGGAAACATATCCTGCCACATCATTAGCCCTACCAGATAAAAACTTTGTAGGAGGCAACGACACGAAGAATAGTTTACTTAAAGTTACATTAGGAGACCAAGAAAGATTTGTGAAAGGTAATTTTGTACAGACTACTGGTGGGTATACTGAAATAGGTGATTGGGTTCCTTATACCGATGAACCTATTTATGATGGCTTAGATCAAATAATTGGATATACGGATATTGATAAGTATGCAATAATTACATGCAACGATAATCAAATAATGGTTACTAGGTCTAACCAAGTAGCTCTGTATTCAGATTATAAACCTTCGTTTGGTAGATTTTCATTTTTTGAGGTTAAGGATTTTGATTTTGATTTTTATAGTACTTTATATAGCGAAGAAGGCGAACTTAATTTTGAATTAGCAGAATACAACCAACTTGTTGCTAATGCGGTCCAACCTTATAGTACTACACCACCGTTTGTTGATTACACTGGTGTAAGTAAGAATCCAAATATTAGAAATTTTTATGATAATGGTGGCTTTTATAATCTTATTGGTTTATTAAATGATGCCGAAGACCAGAATCCTAATGATGAGTATATAAAGAGTGAATACAATAGGCTCGAAGAAAATTTTATAACTTCGCAGGCAGCTGCGTCTAGAATTGCACCTTATATAAATAAATGGGCTTGGGTTAATAATGGTAAAGATGTAAGAAATCATCCATATAGGTTAGATGTTAATGAAGCATTTGGTATAAATAATTTCGCCCCTTCTAAATGGGACAAAGTTCAAGAATCTAGTGGGTTTACTCATGAATGGTATTACTTATCTGAGTTTCCAAAATATTTTTTAACTAACAATGCTGCAATTAAAAGCTCCTGGAGTTATGTTGATAAAGCGGCTACTGATAGTATTAATGCTAACCCAGTTACTGGTCAAGTTTATGTACCTGGTACCTTTCAAGATATAAATACTAATTATTTTAATGATTATTTTATTGTACAAAGATTCACTGCAGGTGGTACTATAAATGAAATTGATAGACAGCTTAGATACGGTAGGTTTGCTGGCGGAAATGAAAACAATTTTTCTGAAACATTTTTAAGAGGGGTTAGAATTATAGCAAAACCTAAAGCAATAGGGTCACAAAAACCTAATTTTAATGCATCTTCACTATCATATGTACAAGATGGTTCAATTAATGATTATAGATTTTCTGTAATGTTAGTTCCTAATCTACCAGACAAGCCTGAATTAGAAATTAAGTTTATAAAAAATGAAAAATGGAAAACTATAGTAATGTTAGTGTCTATTCAGTATGATGTAGAATGTCTTAACGCAGGTGCACCAATAATAGATAGGACAAGCCTATATTCTTTAAATAGTAATTTTGATTTAAACTCAGATTGTTCACCACAATACAATTCTGCTAGCGGTTATTTATACAAATCTCTAAATATAAGTGGTGCTCTTTCGCTGAATTCATCTTCAATCGACTCAAATGGAATTTATATAATAAAAGGGCAACCTGATATAAATGGAATTCCTACAAACTTTGTAAATGATATTAGAGTTTTGGAAGATGGTACATTTGGAAATATTAAATTTGGAATTGGGACTAATGTATATCAAATTACAGGAATTGTAGATGTTTTAGATTCTGATACATTTAAAGCATCTACGTTTACACAGAATGGGTTTCCTATGGCACTACCTTCATCATCACCTGGTGATGCAGTATTAAGAAGTGCTACCTATACAATCCAAAACGGTGGTTATCAACAATTTTCTAATTCATTAAATAATATTTCTTTTGGTGAAATTTTTGACTCAGTTAATGAAGGTAATCCTGCTATTGTATATGAAACAATAACAGAAGATGGTACTCAGGTTAGAAATACTGATGGTACATTAGCACAAACATTTAGTATTGAATTAAGAGCACAGGCTGATATATTAAAATCTATTTATGTAGGTATATTACCTGACCCAGTAAAACCAACAGCGTTTAATTTAACTGATGTTGTAGGATATGACTTATCTTTACAAAAGACTCCGAGAATAACTCCTATAGCTAGGCATGCGGGGTATTATGAACCTTATGCATTACCTTTACTATCATTTAGAGACCCTTATCAAAACTTAGATTTTGAAGAAGTAACGGGTGGGACTGGTAGTGTACTTATTCCAGATGCAGCATATAAAATAAAAGTAATGGAATTATGTAAATTTAAAAATTCACAGTTTAACAGTTCAGATCCAGAATTTGGGCAAATTCAAAATTTCTTTTATCATAAAGTAAATGAAGAAGATCCTTCAACTATTTTAGAGTTATCTAGTGAAAGTGCATTTTCAAGTTTATATCCTCTTATTAATGAAATAGGTATTGATTATAAAGATTTTTATATATTTTCATCTAACTGGGAACCTTCATATTTTATAAAAAGTATTGACAAGTCTCAGATACAAAATATTATAGGTACACGATCAATGTTTGAGCGTAAATCATTTTTTGGATCTAAATATCTTAAAGTTCCTGAAACTATAAAATTAGAAACATTTAAACCGAGCCCTTTTGTTAAAGGCGCAATAAAACAACCAAGCTTAATAGATGGTACTTTTATGTATCTTGATCAACCTTCAGTAAAGATAAATAAAAGAATTATTAAATCTAATGGAGTAAAACAAGTTAAGGCTATTAAGAAAAAGCCTTCATCTCCAATAGAAACATTTTTCTTATTAAATGAAAAAAGATTAATAGAATACTTATTTACACCAATAAAAGAACAATTTCAAAAATACATTAATCCTTTATACGGTTGGGGTGATTTGGAAACTTTGGATGATGATGTAGAACAATATATAAGAGAAAATATTCTAAAGCTTTATAAAATAGAAAAAGTAGAATTTTATAGTTTAGCAAGTAGAATTAAAAATCCACCTAATTATACCACAGCTGAATTAACTGATGCAGAAAAAATTAATAATGGTTTAACTATTAACAATAATGTAGCATCAAAAACTTTAAATACAAACCCATTTGATTTAAAGCTAATATATAATAAAAGAACAGGTTTCTCTGAATCGTATGGGTTCAGCGTCACAATAGTTAAAAAATAATAGAAAAGAAATGCCAATCACTATACAAGAAATAATAGCATCGGATACTATTTCACAACTGGTCGATAAAACTAATTTTAATTTTGATCAATTGTTACTTAATGGTGGAGGGCCCGCAGGGCCAGCTGGCCCTATCGGTCCTGTAGGACCTCTCGGAGGTAGAGGACCAAAAGGAACTACTTGGTATGAAGATGTTTCTATAATTGCACCAGGTCTTAGTCCTAATGTTGCACCACCTACAAGCACACCACTCGAAGGCGATTATTATTTGCAATTTAATGGGCAAGTATGGGAATACACTGGATTAACATGGGCTATAACAACAATAGATCTAATGGGGCCTATTGGACCTGACGGTCAGAGTGGTGGTTTTGGATTAGACTTTGGAGGACCAATCCAAATATCTAAACAGACTGCTGTGTATAATGGAACTATCGGATTTGGTAACGGTGCAGATCTTTCAAATGAAGGAGTACCTTCGGTTATGATTGGTGGTGCAGTTTCTAATACACCGTTTGTTGACCCCAGTATACCTTTAACTTCTTCCTATATAATACCTGATGCTATAGCCACAACGTTGAATACACCAGCGGCATCATTAATGATTCATCAGAAAGATGCAACGGCCAGAGGAATAATATTTCATGGCGGTTATACGGTAGGTAATCCTGAGAGATTTGAACAAGTGGATATAAGCCAATTAAGTAGCATTGGAATTAGTAATGATGATAGACTAGTCTTATCAGCAACAAAACAAGCAACAGGTGCACTAAATCTTAATCAAGTAATAGGCTTTGAGGTTAATGTTCCAAAAAGATCTCAACAATATACTGCAGGTAAAGCAATTACATTCCAAACAGGAATTGAAAATACAGCAGCTTTTGGTGGTGAAAATTCAGACTTTCTTATTGATGTAGGTAGTGGTTCAAATGCTGCAGGAAACAAATTTGTATTAACTACAGCAGGTACAGTAAACACAACGGTTCTCCAGACAGGTGGCGGTTTTCCTGTTAACTTAGCACAAAACGCGCAAGTTGGTGTTATACAATTACAGGCAGGTTTAATTAATTTAACATCATCTGTAAATCAAAATATTCAATTAAATTCAGGTGGGCAATTAAAATTAGATACTACACAAGGAACTAGTCCTGCTGGACAAATTCAATTAAGATCAGCTACAGGTGGAATATTAGCAACATCAGCTGATGGTAATATTACAATACAGCAAAGTAAAATTGATGGCACTGCAGATATTTTTATAGAAAATCTAAGGCAGCTTCCACCAGCAGGTAATCCAGATGTAGGTGGTGATATTTATATTAGAGGAAATAGTCAAATAAGAATAATGAATGAACAATCTTCGGCCTTAGCTAATACTAGTATAGTCATGGATTATAATTATTATACAAATGGCGATCCTACTAAACCACTTTTACCACATACTAGGTTTGTTGGACACAGTACTTGGTCAAAGTCAGGATTAGGCAGCGATACAGTCCCTCCTAATGCTACTACTTACCAATATAATAATGTGGATGGTGCATTGACAACCGGTTCCTCTGTTTTTGTTAAAACGGGAGATGCCAATTTAATAGATATGGCACCAGGAGCAAGTATGCATGAATGGTTAGGTGGTACTCAAACAATATCAGGAGTATCTGCAGGAATGATTAGAATAGGACTGGGGAATGAAGGACCAACAAGCCCAGTTGGATCGTATGGATTTGGCGCGTGGGATAATTCATTAGGAATAAGTGTAAGATCTTTTAATGAGTATAAAGAATACTTTTCAGCTAGTGAAAATAAAACTGCTATTGCAGGAACATTAGTACATAAGAGATCTACTGACACAAATAGTACGCAAAATAATGCTCCGATGTATGATTATGGCTCTGCTGTTGCACCATATAATTTTGGATGGGATTTAATCAATGCGGTACCTGCATTTTCCTCCTCGTATCCAACAGCAGGAGCAATGCCTTTGACTACAGAACTTGATAGGCCTTTGCTTTTCTTAAATTTCGGAGTTAAGATAGGGTATGATAATAATCTAGGAGGTGGTGGTAGTCTTGGGCAACAGGGTTACTTAGGTAACTTTAATTTTGCCCCAGGACTGTATCCTGGACAAAAACTTACTGTAGTAATTAAAAATCAAGCAACAAAATGGACTCAAGAAACAAAAGGAATCCCAGGAACCTTTGAGACATTAGAATATTTTGGAACAGTAAGAATAATGTTTCCTAGATATAGGATAGCTATACCGTCTACAGCCCCTTATACTAGCTGGTTCAGTACTGGAAATTTTCTGATGTATGATGGTTTCCATACAATAGATACGACTACCACTGCGTCACACGCCAATGCCGGTGCTGCAATGGTAAGAACTTTAGATTTAATATGGGATGGTGCAACATCAACCAACGAAGGAAGGAATCTGAGTTCAACAACACAAGAGAATAAAGCGATAACTAAAACACAATGGGGTTGGGTAATAGTATCTGATTCCGGCCCTATAATACAGGGAGGAGTTAGCGGTTGGGAAACAATTTAAATATTTTTAAAATGACAAAAAAAGAAATAAAAGAACTTAATGGATATGTTAGTAGGTATAGGGAAATTCAACTTTCATTAGACTTAATGCAAAAAAGTATTCAAAGTTTAGCTAAGAAAAGAGATGGTTTATTTGAAGAAGTAGATCAAATGAAAGGTAAAGAAAAAAGGTTTATAGATAAAATTGCAAAAAAATATGGAGCTACTGAAGTAACTCCTAATAAATTAATGAAGTATATTAAATGATTTTAATTATTAAAAATATTCTTGGCGTTTTAACAGATCCAAAAAACACTAGGATGTTTTTATTTGGTGGAATTGTTTTGCTTTTTATTTTATTACTTAGGCAATGTAATGCTACTGATGCCGCTAGAGGTGAGGCAAGTAGAATTGAAAATAATTGGAAAGCTTCATTAGATACTATTGAAAACTATATAGATAAAAATGGTAATGCGGCAGCGGAGATAAGGGCATTAAGTTTAACATTAGAAGAGGTAGAAGACAAATTAGATTTTGAAAAAGAAAAGCCACCTTTAACTATAATTAAGACTGAAACTGTTATTAAGGAAGTAATCGTAGAAGTACCAGTTACTGTGCTTGATACTGTTGTAGGTAATTTTAATTCTGCTTTAACATTTTCAGATACGGCTTCATGGGGCAAAAGTTTTAGAAAGGTTGGTGTTTTTGTACCTTATGAGATTGACGGTACTTATATAGATTTTGGTAATGCTAAAATAGACTTAAATCAGAATATATTTTTATCTGCTGCTTTAACTAGGGATAATAATACAAAAGAATTATTTGTTAATATTTCAACAGATTATCCTGGTACTACATTTAATAGTGCTGAAGGTATATTAATTGATCAAAGCAGTAAAGCATTTAAAGATTTACAATACCAAAATAGAAAAACACTAGGATTAGGTTTACAGCTAGGTGTAGGATTAAGCGGTAACGGGGTTACTCCTTATGTTGGGGTTGGTTTAAATTACACACCAAAGTTTTTACAATGGTAAATAAATAGAATAGAATGGAATCATCAAGATTTATACAAATATCTGAGCAAATACTTATAGAGTATGTTTATACTAGTCAGGCAACACCTACTACGTTTAATACTGCTACGTATCCTATTGAGCTTATGAGAGATGCTAATACTAAAGGAACTTATTTCTTTAATACTGATAGTGTTTCAGCAATAATGGGTAACTATAGAGATATCTCGGCAGCATCTAACAATGAAGCTAAAACGCAGTATGTTTCATTAGATACAGATATAGGTGTTCCTTATAATGATTATAGCCCGGAGCTAACTGATAGTGCAAATCTTTTACAAACATTCACACCTCAGTTGGACGTTGCTTATGATAAAATAAGAATTCATTTTATTTCAGGATTTAGTTTTGAAGGTTTTGATGGGATTGTATTTGAAACTTTAGCACCTAGGAGAGATGGTGTAATGTTAAATCTTTCGTCTATTAATTTTTTAAAAACAGATACACCTACATTTAATCCTGATCCTTTATTAATTGCTGATAAATTATACGCTACATATATTGAATGGAGAGTCCCGTCATTATTCTTTATGAATAATTTATTTGATGCAGCACAGCCTAATGGTGTAGCTTATAAAATTACTGAAGGGCAAGGATTTTTAGGTACTCCACCTATTACCCTCAAGGCTACAGGTATTTATGAAACTATTGTTGAAAATGCATATAGTTTTTATGAAATGCAAGAAATTAATTCTGTATCAATTTTAAATAGAGATATCTATGATAATTTATATGCGCAAGTAATTCAATCAGAAGCAGGTGATTATTTTGAATTATCAGGGCAAGTTACAGGATCTTCATTTAGTAACTTTATTGCACAATTAAATTCATCAGGTGGGCAATATATGGTATTTCATGAAATAAGTGTTACTGAACAAGTAGGGCAGGTATTTACACAAACTAGTTTTCAAGTGATATCACAAGACACTGACTTTGATGAACCTGTATTATTTAGGCCTATTATTAAAAATGCAAATAGTGCAGTTTCCTTTTCAATAAATTATGTATTAAGATTATACAATAAAGCTGATGCTACACAAATAATTAAAAATGCTAAATTAACTTCATTTGATACACAGAAATATGGAAGACAGATGATTCAAATTAATTTAGGTGTAGTACCAACTGTAGCCAATGTATATAATAGAATTAATAATGATACTGGAAAACAGATAGTAGTAGGAACTGGCGGGGCAAGTACATCAGCAGACACATCCGAACAAATAGTTGAAAAATTGGTAGTAAAAACTAGTTATGTAACAACGTTCAGGGATAGAATAAAAGTTAAGGCTGCAATCTCCCCAGTCAAAATACAAACAATAACACAGAATAATGGCAGCGAAACAAAATAAATTATCGGAGGCTGAACAAATACAAAAGAAAGCCTCAACTAAACAGGTAGTCGGTGGTGTAAGAACTAATATATCTTTGACTAAAACTGAAAAGGAATTTTATCAAAGATTTGTTAATTTATCAGTTAATGAAGAACCATTACCACAAGGTGATGGTATGATAAGAATATCACAGTTTGATGATTATTATCTTTTTACATTATATGATGAAGTTGACGGTGAAGATAAACCTATTGATCTAAGTAATGTTGGAAATTTATATTTAAACTTTATTGGAGATAAAGATGATATTGATATTTTAAATCATACACAAGTTGATGAAGTGGATTTATCACAAGGAGAAGTTCTTTTTAGAATAACTAGATCTGATAGTAAAAAAATATTAGCTTTATCTAATAATAATTTTTATATTTCTACAAAAATGATTGATTCGTCTGATGGGTCAACATCAGATGAATCGGTTTTATATCAAGGTATATGGTTATCTGTAGACGATGCTAATAGAATAACTTTAACAAGACAAATTGAAGAGGCGCGAGTTGAATATAGTATATTGCTTGGTAGATTACAAGATGAGATTACAAAACTTAAAGCCGAGAATGCTGAATTAGTAACTTCCGCGTCAGAAGATGCCGTAGTTATACAATCTTTACAAAATAGTAATGAAGAATTAACAAATGAAATAGCTGAACTTACTAAAGATTTAAAATCTTCTAAAATAAGATTAATACAACAGAGGGCCAGATTAGCACAAAGGATTAGTACGTTACAGATTAAAAAGAGACAGCAAATTAGAGCCATACGTGAAGCAGCGACAGTTGCACAAACAAAATCGCAAAAAGTTGCATTTTATAAATCAGCTTCAAAAAATTTACAAAACTATACAGTAGGAAATAACGATGTTTCATACTCATCCTATATTAAGGATAGTAGAGAATTTGACGACAGAGATAGATATTAATAAATTATGATATTAAGCGCAAGAAATAATCAGTTTAAATTTGACTTCCCTAGAAATTTTATACCTAAAGAAATAGCTAGTAAGTATAAACCGTTTCTTACAAGAATTCCAGGTGGGCTAATTAAAGAACCTATTGATTATTGGAATTATGGAATACAATCTCTTAATTTACCAGGGCCTTCGTTTGATGCGGTTACACAAGTAGATTATCCAGGTAATCAGAGAGCATTTAGGTCTAGTGTACCAAAGCAACAATTATTTGATAAGACTATGACTGTTACAATGCAAGCATTTGACGGGTATGTTAATTATTGGATGGCTGTAGAAATGTTTGATTATTATTATAAATTAAGCGGAAAGCACCCTTATTTACCGGAAGGAGTTGGTGTACAAATGTTAGATGCTGATGGTACTGTATTTGTAACAGTTCAACTTAAAGATATGTTTATTACAGAAATAGGTGCGTTAGATCTAAACTTCTCAAGTAATACTATAGAGTTCCAAACCTTTGACGTTACATTCGGTTATAACATATTGGATGTAGTAGTTAACATAACCTAATATATAAACAAATAAAGAACACAAATGAAAACCTTTAAAGATTACTTAACCGAAAATCATAATGAGGCAACTGACGTAATGCTGCTGATGAATGAAGCTCATGACCTTACTGAAGAACAGGAAGCTGCAATAGATTCAACAGTTGATAGAATATTAGAAGCACAAAAAGAAGGTAAGAACTTAGAAGATTGTGTTGAAGAAATAATTAATGAAGGTATCCTAGGAAGTATATTTGGTGGATTAACTGGATTTGCATTAGGGAAAACAATAGGTAAAGCAGTAGCTAAAGTATTAGGTGTTACTAAAGGTGCTCTTTATGATTTATTAACCTCACGTCTTGTTGGTGCTGCATTAGGTGCAGTCATCGGTAAGAGAATATAATTATAATGATTCGAATAGGAATTGATTTTTCTTTAAATAGCCCAGGCGCATGCGTTGAAACTAATGATGGGCAATATCACTTTATAACTTTTTTTAATTACGGGAATCGTATATGGGACGACGAAGGTAGAAAAATACCTAAAGCGTTTAGTGTGCATAAAGAATTAATAGATAGTAATGCTCTATTAGGATTTCCATATAATAGAGAGGTTACAAGTAAAGAATTTTTACCGAGAGAGAGGCAGAAGTTAGAAGATGCTGGTAATATTAGTTCACTAATGGTTGGAATTTTTTCTACACTATTTGAAGGTGATAAAGTAGCGGTTGGGCTAGAAGGATTCTCTTATGGTTCTAAAGGTAACTCATTTATAGATATCATTCAATATAATACATTTTTAAGAAAGGCATTAATAGATAAGTACTCTATAGAAAATTTATCAGTGTATCAACCGTCTCATGTAAAAAAGTTAGCAGGCAAAGGAAATGCTAATAAACATTATATGGCTGAAGCATTTCAAAATGATGTTCTTAATGATAAGAGCTTAAGGAGCACTAAACTTTGGAAATGGTGCCAAGGAAAAGACTTCAGCACAAAAATACCTAAACCCATTGATGACATCGTTGATGCCTACTTTATACTTAAAGCCTTAAAAGCTAGTAACTAGATACTTTTCTAACATTGAATAGTTAAAAATTATATTGCAACTTAGTAATTTTGTTTCAGCTTTCTATAAAAAAAATTAAAATAAAATGATAAAACCTTTAGGAAATAGAATATTTTTAAAACAGGATGAGCAACCTGACAAAAAAGGTAGTATAATTTTATTAAAAAAAGACGGGCAGTTTGCTCCACCTTATGCAGGTACTATAATAGGAATAGGGGAATCTGTTAAAGATACTGATTTTAAAATAGGAATGAAAGTTCTTTTTCATGATTTAGCAGGCATGGAAATTAAATACAATAAAGAAATTATATTAAGTTTAAGAGAAAGAGATATTACTGCAATAATAGATAAAAATGTACAAATAGTCTGAAACAAACTATCTTGTGAGATATATAATAAACAAAGGTACTAAAAAGTTTGGTACTTTTAAAAGGCGATAACAAGGCGAAGTAAATAGGCAATAAATTAAAAGGCGTTTAGATATGGAGGTTTGTTATCATAACATAAATTAATAACAAAAAAAGGCAATTAACATGGCAAACGAATTTGACATTTTTAACGTAAGTGTAAAAGATTTAGACACTGGTGAAAGACCATCTTCCGCAGGGAGTGATCTTTATTCACCTAAACCAGATCAAGGACAGGACGGAACTTACCGTTCTTTAATTAGGTTTCTACCTAATGCAAAAAACCCAAGAAAACCATTTGAAAGAAAGTATGTCTATTGGTTAGAAGACAGAGAAGGAAACGGCTTTTTCGCTGATTCCCCTTCAACGGTTGGAGAAAAATGTCCTGTACAGGATATGTTCTTTAAACTAAGAAACTCTGAATCTGCTGTAGATAAAAAGATGTCAGAAGGTTTAAAGCGTAGAGAAGTATTCTATGCATTGGTACAAATCATAAAGGATCCACAAAATAGAGACCTTGAAGGACAAGTTAAAATCATGAAGTTTGGTTATAAAATCAAAACAAAAATTGATGAAGAACTTAATCCTCAATTTGATGAACCTACTCAAGTATTTGATCCGTTTGAAGGAAAGAATTTTGAATTAGTAATTTCAAAGAAAGGTGGATTCCCTAATTATGATTCAAGTAAATTCCACGGTAATAAATCTCCAATGACAATCAATGGTGAAGCAGTATCTGATGATGATGCTAGTCGTAAAGCAATATTGGATTTATTAAAGGATGCTCCGGATTTAACATCTTGGGGTTACAAGGCATGGGATGATGTAATACGAGGAAAGGTAATGAATGTATTATCTCAATTCGCATCCCCTGGTGATTCAATTCAAAATATCACTAGATCAAAACCAGCACCAGTAAATACTAAAGTTACTGAAGCTGCTGCCACGAAGGCAACAACTGAAACAAAGGAAACTCCTAAAGCTGAACCTGTTGCAGCAGGTGAAGAAAAGAAAGATGACTTTGATGATTTCATTAATGGTTTAGATCTTTAATAAGTATGGCAGAAGAAGTAATAATATCTTCTGAAATGAAAGCTCGGATCATTGATAAGGTGGTCCGAGTTCTTCATACTAACCATACTCATCCAGAGAAAAGAAGAATACTGGAGAGTAAAGGTAGGCTAAATTTTGCCTGCCCTTATTGTGGTGATTCGCATGATACTCCTAGAAAAAAGAGAGGTAATATTTATTGGAATGATTTATTCTTTCATTGTTATAATTGCTCTGCTCATGCATCTTTAGATGTATTCTTGGCAGAACATAATGAAAATTTTGAAGGTGATGATAGAGTTAATGTTATTAATTATATTAAAGAAAACCGAAAACATTTTTCATTAGGTGAAAATCTAGATTTTTATCTTTTTGATAAAGCAAAAGAATTAGCATTAACTTTTGATGAAATAGCATTAGGTTTTAATGTATATCCAATTAACACGTTAACATACCAAGCGTACCCTTATTTAAAAAGTAGATTACTCCATCATAAGACAGAAAGGTTTGGATTTGATCCTAGACGTAGAGAACTATATGTTTTTAATTTAACTCCTGAGGGTAAAATATTAGGATTCCAAACTAGAGACTTAGGTGGTAATGGTGGTCCTAAATATAAAACGTGGAATATTGAAAGAATATATGATAGGTTAAAATTAAAGCTAGGTGTTACAGAAGAAGAGCTGGATAACTTAAATAAAATATCAATGTTATTTGGAATATTAACAGTTGATATGTCACGGGACTTTTCTATTTTTGAAGGTCCTATAGATGCAATGTTTATGAATAATTCTATAGGATTAACTGGAGTTAAAAAACAAATAATTGAATTTAATGAAATACCTACTGCAAGATATTTCTTTGACAATGATTTGGAAGGTAAAAGCAGAATGATAGAAAAATTAAAAGGCGGCCAAACTGTATTTATGTGGGATAAGTTGTTAAAGGATTTTGACATTCCTAAAAGAAAAGTAAAAGATTTAAATGATTTAGTAAAATGGGAGTATACTAATCGATCCGGGTGCTTAGGAGACCTTGATAAATATTTTACAAAAGATTCATTAGATATTATTTACATATGATGAATTTAAAAAATTATAATAATTTTGTGAGCGAAGAAGTAGATGACTTTTATAAAGATTTAGAAAACAGTAATAAAAAATTAAAGTTATTTTCTAATTTTAATAAATCAGAATTAGCTGATGTAAAAACTAATTTTTCTATTACAGAAGTACCTAAAAAGAAGTTTCAGCCTAAAGTAAAGGGTTATAAAAAGATTAATAAAGATAAAGGTATATTTTAAATGGAATATAATGACACTGCAACAGGAGAGGCTAATGAGGAATTAGCAAAAAGATTAGCTAAAGATAGAGATGATTGGAAAATAAAGATAAGTCATTTAGTTAGTTTATTAAAAGAAGTTCGTAATTTGGCTGAGTGTCAAGTAAATATGTTATCTTATAGACAAATTTTATTAGATAAAATTACAGACTTTAAAACAACGAAACAAAAAAGACAAGGTGCATATGACAGATACTATAAAATTAAGTATAGGGAATATTCAATTGACTATGATGTTAAATTAACAAGCGGAGAAAAGGTTGCTTTTATTAAAGCTGACTTATCTCATTTAAGAACACAAATGGAAATGTTACAATCTCATATGGATTATTACCAAGAATGTATAAAGACTTGTGATAATTTAGCATTTGCAATAAGAAATAGAATTAGCTTAGACGATAAAGAATACTAATGGAATTATCACTCTCGGAAAATAAAAAGTTTTTGGTTATTGATGCTTGTACTGAATTAGAGTATGAACAACTAAAAAGTAGTTTAACTAAAAAGATTGAAGGTTGGCGCTTTCACCCTTTGGTTAAAAAGAGAGTGTGGGATGGTAATGTATCATTTGTAAAAAGAAATAAGATCCCTGCTGGTTTATGGAAAGAAATATTAGATATATGTAAGGATTACGATTTTCAGTGTTCTCTTAATAATATAACTAATATTTTTGATACTGAAATTAAAGAAGATGAATTCAGATTATGGGTAACTGAAATTTTTAAAACTCAACCTGATTTTAAACCTAGGGAATATCAAATAGATGCAGCATTTAAAATTTTAAAGTATAGAAGATGTTTGGCTGAACTTGCAACATCCGCGGGTAAAACCTTAATATCTTTTATGGTCGTTGCATATCTTATGGATAAATTAGGAAAGAAAAAAATCTTAATGATAGTTCCTAATGTAAATTTAGTATTACAAGCAACAGGTGATTTTGATGAATATAATAAAGTAGGAATTCCTTTAAAGACACAACAAATATATGCTGGGGTAAAAATAAGAAAAAGTTCTAATTTAGTAATTGGGACATATCAATCCTTAGTTAAAAAAGACGAGGAATATTTTAGTCAATTTGATGCTGTTTTTGTAGATGAAACACATAAAGCAAAAGCTAACTCTATTCAAAAAATTATGGATAAATGTTGGCATTGTGATTTTAGATTTGGTTTAAGTGGAACTATTCCTAAAAAAGGAACTGTTAATAGATTAAGCTTAATGTCTGCTATGGGACCTTTGGTTACACAAGTTAAAGCAAATCAATTACAAGAGGAAGGCTATATAGCCAGCTGTAAAGTTATGCAACTTCATATGGATTATGCAACAGATGCACAAAAAGAATCTTTTTCTTTTTTATCTAAAAATCCACAAGATAGGCAAAAATTATTTGGATTAGAACAAAACTTTATAAATCAAAGCGAAAAGAGGTTAGATTTTGTTTGCCAAGTAATTAAAAAATCTACATCAAATTCATTAGTATTATTCCATAAGATTGCATACGGTGAAAAACTATATAATAAATTAAGACATATAACTGATAAAAAGGTTTATTATGTAGACGGATCTGTTAATGTAGATATAAGAGAAGAATTTAAAAGTAGAATGGAAAAAAATGATGATGTTATTATTGTAGCATCTTATGGTACTTTTTCTACTGGTATTTCTATTAAAAACATACATAATATCTTTTTTACTGAAAGCTTTAAGTCTGAGGTAATTATTAGACAAAGTATTGGTAGAGGATTAAGAAAGCATTCATCTAAGGACGTAGTTAAAATCTATGATTTTATAGATGATTTTAGATATAAGACCGAAGACCATGATTGGGTTAACTATATCTACCGCCACGGTATTGCTAGGCGAACAATATATAAAGAAGAAAAGTTTCCATTTGAAGTTCAGAACATAAGATTCTAATATAGAATATCTTTTCACTAAGACATGGATATATAAAAAAAATAAAATAACTAAAATGAAGTCAATCAAAAAGTTTTCTGCTATGACTGCAAAAGATCAACCGATCAATGAGTCTGCAAAAGTAACAAAAGAAGCTGTTGATGAATTGATCAAAAAGATTGGTTTTGACAGTATAGAAGAGTTAAAGAAGGAGAAAGATCTTCTTTCTAAACTCGAAGCAATGTCTAAGACATTTGCTAAAAGTAATGATATATCTGAGGATGGTGTTGAAGAAGACAGAGCTGAAGATATTGAAGATGAAATGAAAGTCAAAGGTAAAGCTAAATCACTAGAAGGTACCAAAGATAAAGAAGGTGATGAAGAAGTTGTTGCTACTGATTCTGAAGTTGCTGAAGTTGAAGAAGATACTGCTGAAGATATCGAAGACGAAGTAAATAAAATTGGTGCTACTAAATCTCTAGAAGATAAAGAAGGTGAAGAAGTTTCTGATGATCAAGAAATTACAGCAGAAGTTCCAGCTGAAGCCGATGAGGTCGAGGATGAGGACGGTGTTGATGTTGCTTCAGAAGAAGAAGAAACTCCAAAAGCTACTAGAAGAATAATGGCCTTTGAAGATTTCATTAAAGAAAAAGAAGAAACTATTAATAAAAACATTTCTTATCATGATGACGATGAGGAGCCTGAAGATTATGCTGTTCCTATGGCAGCCTCTGCCGATCCTCTTGCTGAAGGTGAAGAAGCCAAAGGTATGGAAGATGAAAAAGAAGGTGATGAATTAGAAGATAAAGGAGATAAGAAAGTTGATTCTGAAGATGACAAAGAAAAAGCTGACCATTATAAAGGGGCTGTTAAATCTGATGATAAAGAAATAGATGCTCTAAAGAAAGATGTTGAATACGACAAAGAAGAAGAAGATAAAAATGAATCTAAAATTATGTCTTTCTCATCCTTTGTAAATGAGGCTTATGACAGAGTTGTGTTAGGTGGAAACAAAGGCGACAAATCTAAAACACATGATGGTGAAGATTTTGAAGATGAAGATGATAAGAAAGAAGAATCTGTAGAAGAAGCTATTGGCGAAGTAATTACTAAAGTTGAAGGTGATGAAATTGCTGATGAAATTGCCGGAGATGATGGAATTGCAATTCCTGTAATTAAAGGTGACGGGCCAGAAACTGCTGCAGGTATTGCAGGAGATACAATGGAAAGAGGTAAACCTAAAAATGTTGAAGGTAAAGGTAAAGAATTAATTACACCAGATCAAAAGGTTACTGAAGTAATTCCTGATTCACCAAACGATGTATCTGAGGACGGTATCGAAATTCCACTGGTTAAAGAAGAGGAAGAAGTATTAGCCGATGATTCAATTGCTGAAAAGTTCAGAAAGCTTGCTAATAATAAATTAGGTAAAGTAAATGAAGCTGAAATTAAATCTGCTGATCAATTTAAAGAATATGCAATGAAAATGTTAAAAGATGCATTCGGAGATGACTTTGATGAAACTAAAGCAACTGAAACTGCTGATGGTTTAATTGATAAGTATGGTGAAGACTATGGAGCAATGGTTGGAGCTTTACAATCTACTATGGGATCATAATAAAAACAAACTAAATGAAACATATAAAATTGTTTGAAGAGTGGCTGACTGACAAAAGTCAGCCATTTTTGTTTGAAGGTGGTGCAGCTGGTCATATGCAGCATCCATTTGATAATAAAGAGTTAACCTTTGGTGATTTTAAAGCAATGGTTGATGCTGGTCTTAGGGGACAGTTAAACTTTGAAGAAGATCCTACAGAAAAAACTGACGGGCAAAACTTATTTGTAACTATCCAAGATGGTAAAGTAAAATTTGCTAGAAATAAAGGTCAAATGGCAAACCCTCTAGATCTTAATGGTACCATTGATATGTTTACAGGACATGCATCAAAGCTAGTTGAAGAAACATTTATCTTGGCTGCTAGAGATTTAGATAAGCTATTAAGAAAACTTTCACCAGCAGATCAAGAAAAGTATTTTAAGAATGGAAAAGATTTTATGAATATGGAACTAATCTATTCATTGAATCCAAACGTTATTCATTATGATAGAGATGTTATACAATTTCATGGGATAAAAGAAACAGATGGTAAAGGTAATATCATAGGTACAAATAATAAACCTGCAAAAGAAATAACAAATATACTTCAAAAGGTAAAGGCTGATATTGGTAAAACATTTAAAATTATACCGCCTAAAGTAATTCAATTACAAAGAGATTTAGATTTTACTGCAAATAAGAAAAAGTTTATTAATCAAGTTAATGCTTTAGAAAAAAGATATGGTTTAAACGACGGTGATGAAGTTTCAAGATATCATGAAATGTGGTGGAGAGAATTAATAGATAAAGAATTTCCAACTCTATCTCAGGACGTTAAAGAAGGTTTACTTAGAAGATGGGCATACGGTGATAAGAAGAGTTTAAACATGAGATCTTTAGCTAAACAAGTTGGTCCTAATGAAGCTGCACTAGTTAAGAAGTTTGATAAAGAAGATGTTGCTAAAAAGTATAAAGAAAACATTAGACCATTTGAAGATCTGTTTTTAGAGCTAGGTTCTATCATTATGAAAAATGCTTCTAACTTCTTAGCTGCTAATCCATCAGGTGAAGCACAAAGACTAAGAAAAGAAATTGAAACTCAAGCAAGTAAGATTAAAAAGACAGGCGGCGTAGAACAAGTTAAAAAAGTTGAAGCTGAGCTTGCAAGGCTAAGTCGTATTGGTGGTATAGAATCAATATTTCCAACGGAAGGTATTGTATTTAAATATAAAGGTAAGATCTATAAGCTTACTGGTACTTTTGCTGCAATTAATCAATTAATGGGTATAATTAAATTTGGTAGATAATTGTTAATAACTTTCTAAAAATAATTAGAGAATTATGGCCACAATCGCGAAAAATTGATTATATTTAT